GTAAGGAAGTCCTCCTCCACTACTACCACCAACTTGAGCTGTAGCAGGGCCTGAAGGTTTTGCAGGTGCGTTACCTAAAAAATAAGATAACTGTTCTATCTCATTAAAAGTCTCTCCTTGAGGTTTATATTGAGCATTTAATTGTTGAATCACATTATTAATTGCTCTTACAATTTGTCTTTGATTACCAGCATCGTACTCTTCTGTAGGATCAGGAACTCTAATTGTAATAGCCATTATCTTCTACCGTCTGGTTGTATATCGATTCTAAGTGTACCATATCTCCAATTTTCACCATCTTCTGCACCAGGATTTTCTATTTTTATACTTAAAAACCTACCTCTCGCCCTTGTATCTTTTTTCTCTGTTGTAGATGTAACATCAAAAGAACTATAAGTTGATGTTGTTCCAGTATCAGATGGATATCTTTTTAATGTTAAAGTAACCCTAGCTGTTCCAACTAAAGTTTTAAAATCAGGTATAAATCTTCTCATAGATAAAAATACTTCACCATCACCTATTTGTGGATTTGATATATCAAAATCAAATGATTCAAGGTTAGATGTAATTCTAGTTATACTACCATTTAAGTTTTCTTGATCCACACCTACTTCATGATTGTATAAAATAGTTTTACCGTATCCATTTGGTGCTGCAGGCTCACCTATAACTTCTGGAAAGTCTCCATTTGTAGTGTTATCAAAATCTGTTGCAAACGGTTTACTAAATACATTTGAATCAGCCCAAGAAGTTCTCGGTGTATTCCCTGTATACCAAACACCTTCTGCAAAATTAAATATTACATATCTGTCATTATAATCAGCTGATGAGGACGGATAATCCCATCTAACTTCTGTATATAAATTATTTACACCTGCATAGATTTGTTGACTTTGAGTTAAATCAACATCATCATAAACATAATCTTCAACAGAACAATCTAGTGTTTTAACTGATCCATCGTATTTAAAGAAACCTTTGTCGCTCATCCAATAAGCAACACCATCAACTTCTACTACTGCATTTTGTCCAAGCAATCCACAGTTAGTACCTACTTGTTCAAAACCGAACACAAAAGGTTGTCCGATGTGTCTCATTAAATATAAAGCGTTATCTGTCCAAATAAGTATTGCTTCTTTTGATTTAATAGCACCTACTATTTTTGTACCATCTTGAATTCTTTGTGAACCGGCAGAGTTACCTGCTGTAATGTCGTATGTGTTTATTTGTTCTTGTGAAGAAAATCTTACAAACATATCGTCTTGTGTTGATGGAACACCAACAGTTGTTTCTGTACCCATATGGATTAAGTGTCTTGTAGTTGGTGACACCATACTAATTCTAGTATTTGTTGGGTTTAAATCTGTTTCAAAACCTGTAGTTAATACAGACGCTCGCTGCCCGAGTGGGTTACCAGCGGCGGGGTTCCATGTAAATGTTTTACCATTTAAAATAGTTGCAACAAGTACCTGACCAAAGTTTGATAGTGACCATAAACCAGGAGGGGTATTAACACCATTTGTAGTCGCAGCTTCACCCCAATTATTAGCTCCACCCCAAACTCCTGTACCCCAACCAAAAGTAAATTGTTGTATTTGATTACCAATAGTTTCTAATGGAGTAACAGTTGCAGATCCTCCAGATAAAGTTTGTGATGCATTTGTAGTTTGTTCTACAGTAAATTCAGTATCAGATACTATTGATTTAACTTCATATAATTTATCTTCGAAATCGTCATCGTTAAATCCCACAGTAGTAAAAGATTCAACAGTTGCACCTGAATTTGCAGGTTGAACTGCAGTTCCATTTATTCCTCTAGTTAAACCTATTAAAGAAGTTACAGGGGTCGTTGTAGTTCTATTGACGGCATAATCGGAAACTGTTCCAGGACCAAAATTAGCACCCCACATATAATATTCATCTCCTAAAGTAGCTGTGCCACCGTTATCTGCATCTGATCTATATATGGCTAAATTACCACCAGTTCCTACAGTGGTAAAAGTAGTAGAACATCTATACCAACCGTTTCCAACGTTTGTTATTGTTGCAGTGTGTTGAGGATCAGTTGTTCCAACAGTTCCGTTTTGAATATCAAAATAAGTTTTATTTAAGACACCTCCTCCTGTCATACTAAAATCTTGTAAATAAATATGACTAATGTTCGACCCTGGTTTATATTTTGCAAATACACTAAAAGTGTTAACTCCTGGAGTTAAACCTGTAAGAGAGTTTCTAAAAACAGCTCCAGAAGATGTAGCTGCTAAATCTTGTTGTATTGTTTCTGCTGTAGTAGTTCCATCTGGAGCAACTTCTGTATTTGCAGTTACATTAGTTCTTGCTTTTCCCCACCAGGCATTATCAAACTCTTCTGTGTAAGCAAGATGATTTGTAAAAGTTCCTGTAAAGCTTAGTTGTTCACCTGTGTCTACTATTCTAACTGGATTAGCTGGTAAAAATCCAGCTGTACTTGTTAAAGGAAGACTAGTTTGTTCTGGTATAATATATTGTTGTAATGTGGTCGAAGCTACTGTTGTAGTTGGAAGAGTAACATTATTAAACTCTACAATATCACCAGCAGATAAACCATTAATAGATTGTGTTGTAATTTCTACAACATTAGAACCTGATGTAAAACTAAACGTACTATTTTTAAATTCATCAATTGTTAATGGAAAGCCACTACTTCTATATGGTGTAATATCGTAAAAGTTATCTTCGTAATAAATTAATAAAAACTTATCCGTTCCAATCGCTAAATATTTATTACCGTCATTACCTCTAAATGGATGTAGTCTTCTTGATACAGATGAAATACTTTCTCCACCTTCTGCTTTCCAACCGCCTACTTTTTCTGGTAATGAATATCTAAATCTAACGTTGTCACCACCCACATAACGTGCGACCGCTCCAACCTCAGAGTTTTGTTTATCGAAACCTGGTTTGATTTGCCATTTGCTAAGAGGCATTTTTACCTCCTATATATCATCTTTGTAGGTCCATCCTACAGTTGCATTTACATAAACTAAGGTAAAGTTTTCATTGTCTGTTGTAACAGATAAATCTCCTGCAGAACCTGCAATATTTTCAGTTCCGGGAGCAACAGTTAAAGTGTTAATACTATAGCTTTGTCCACCATCAATAAAACTTACCTCTGATCCAATAGATGGGCTTGCTGGTAATGTAATAGTTAAAACACCTCCAGAGGTGTCACAAATAATTTGATCTCCATCTACAGCTGTGTAAGAAGTAGTTGTTGACTTATAACCTTTGTTTACCATCCCTTGATTTACATTAGTTCCATCAGAGTAAAGTAAAGCTTTTGCACCTGTTGCTAAAGTAACTCCAGTTCCTGAAAAAGTTTTAACAGTTAAAGTATAGTGTGATGCTGATCTATCTGTTGCATCTTCTACAACAAATACTCTTTCTGATGAGTCCGGCATAGTTACAACTCTATTCCCTGTCAGTGTTCCAGTTAATTTAAAGTATAAATTTTTACCATTTGAAGTAGCACCATCAGTCAATACTAAATTAACGTCAGCTGCACCTACAGCTAAACTTAAATATCCACTCGCTGCTTGTTCCAAGATTTGTAGATTCGTGTTTGTAATATTACCCCATAGACCAGATTTTTCACCGGTAACCATAAGTTCTAGTTTTATATCATTTGAATAACTTGATGCCATATTTTATCCTATTCTCCAGGAGACGGAGAGTTAATAGCGGTTCTAATTGTACCGTCCATATACTCGTCTCTTCTTCTTCTACCTTGTTGTTCTATACCATATGTAGCCATACTTCTAGTATAAGATTGTTCGTATAATTGTAACATATCTGTTGGTCCTTTTAAATAACCATAAGTTTCAGCTAAACATGCATATAATATTAAATCTGGGTAATTTGTAGATACATAAGTCGTAGTCGCGTCGCTAGCTGTAATAGTGTCTGGTTGCTTGACATATGCAACGTGGCACACGTAAGCAGCATCGGGCGTCGGGGCTACAAAAATTTTAGTGGTGTTCCTGTTAGAATAGTATTTTGGAACATTGTTAGGTGCAGCAGATGCTGTACTCGGTGTATTATAATATTCTTCCATAAAAGAAGTATCTCTAAGCTCTAAATTTTTTCTAACAGCTGGTGTTTTAGTTGTATCATTGATGTAAATATATCTTATAAATCTTGTATTAGCCGGCGTATCAACTACCCTGCTACCTGGAGTCAAAGTAATTGTATCATAGAAACGAGCGTCGTCTGTATCAGTTTCTCTAAATATTCTAGCTTCAGCATTTTTCACAATAGTTGTAAGAATAGCATCATTTAATACTGTGCTATCAACTTCTGTGTAACTTCTAATATCTGATTTTAATTCTCCAAAATTCATAATTATGCCTTAAATACTACCGGTCCAGATGAACACTGTAAACCGCCTCCTTCTTTGCTTGTACTAGCTGCTGTCAAATTAGTAAAGTTAAAACTGTTAAAAACTGTAATTGTAGGTGGTTGTCCAGGATTTGGAACTGTACTTGAATTCATAGTAATTTCAAAAGATCCAAATACTTTTGCGCCATTTTCGTGCGTGCCAGCTGTTGTATTACCCGATGTTACACCTCTAAATGGAGCTGTAGTTCCTCTTACGCAACCCGTTAAATCATTACCAACTTTACCGGTATATTGAATTGTTTCGTTTTGAAATAATAATGTTACAGGATTTATTTTTTCAATAAATATAAATCCACTGTTTGGAAAATTACTTGCATCGTTTAAAGTTATTGTTGTAGCAATATCAGTAATTGCACCATTTAAAGTAGATTGTAATTGTATTGCTTGAATCGGTACGTCAGATACACCAGTTTTTAGTTCATCAAAAACCACAAAATCTCCAGTCTTGTAACCACTGTTTGGAAAATTACATGTTATTACATTTGATCCTGCAGTCGAAGAAAAAGGATTTTCAGGGAGTATATCAAAAGTTGGTGGCTCAGTTCTATCAGGTCTAGCATTTTGTAAACCTTGTGGGTCACCACCAATTGGTATTGGATTTAGTTGAGGTTGTTTAGGTTCATATTCTGATATATGAACAAATGCTCCATTCCATTCTCTAACCATTTCATTATAAGGAAACTGCATTCCTGATCGATCAGAGATTGCTAATGCGTGTCTGCCTTTTGATAAATTAGTCATGTATTAAATCTCCGGAAAATAAGTTCTCGGTGTTACAAATAAACTAGAAGAAGATCCATCGTTTTGTAACGCTCTTTGTAGTTCATCTTCATATAACATTTTTAAATTTTGAACCGCAGCTGGTTGAAATTTAAGTGCTAAATAATAAGAAAGTCCTGCTACCATACAAGGTACAAATCTATAAGGTACATCTGCATCATTAGTATAAGCTCCAGCATCTTGAATTCTTGAAGCATAATAATAGTTAATACTATTACCAGCTTCAGTTGCACCTGGAGTTAAGAATAAAGTTATTGTTATTCTGTCAATAAATCTTTGAACAAAAAATTGTGTGGGTGAACCTTGCTGTGATTTATCTGCAAAAGATTGATAGATCGATCTATTTATTTTAGTTAATGGAAAATCTATATTTTGTTGGTTTCTATAAGAAGCTTCTAAAATATCATCAACTCCATAAATAGCGTTAGCGTCTGAAGTACCATCTTCAGGTGATCTATACATAGTATATAAATTCTGACCTTGCACTAAAGTTAAGTTATTGTTTTTTATTTCCCAATAGTGAAGACCTCTATTAGACCATTCTTGAAACATTATGTTTAATGATCTTCGAGCAGAACTTAATTGCTGACCGGTAACACCAGTCATATTTATTCGCTCATACGCTTCGTGAACTATATCATCGATAGAAAAACCTTTTTCAAAGGTCGTTGTTCCCGAAGTAGTATTAGCCATGAGCTTACGCTCCCGTAATAGTTATAGTAACGCTTCCGCTTGCTCCAGTTAAATTATAAACAATTCCTTCTTTAAATAAAATACCAGAACCTGGAATATATACTTCTAAACCTTCTTCACCATAATTATAAGTAGCTATAGCTGCTCCTGGTGCTGCTGCATTTGCAGAATTGTAAAAAACTATTGTAGAGTTTGCTATTCCTTTTCCTTGAATAGAAGTAATTCTAGCTCTACCTGTTTTACCTAACGTATCTGCTCCGACTGTATCGAAGGTTAAGGTTGTTTGATCTGATGTTGCGCTTCCTGACATATGTTCTCCTATTCTCTTGGCGGTTGTGTTTTGTATGGATGTAATCCAGGTAGTTGACTTTGTAACCCATATTTATATGCTAAGTAACCTTCACATTTTTCAATATATGTTTCAGAATCTGTATAACCATTATCTTCAAAACATGCCATAACAAACTCAGCCATTTGACCAGCTAATTGTCTATTACCAACAGGTTGAGACATAAGTTTTAACGCTATTCTTCTTCCTAATTGATTGTTATAACCTGAGCTAGTACCAACCTCAGTTCCATCTATTCTAGCTCTTACAGTTGAACCCGGAAAATCAAGATCAATCGTAAGTATATGCGGCCCTGAAAAAGGTCCTCCTGAAAAAGTAAAGCCACCTCCTAAACCACTTTGAGCATATTTTCCAAGATACTCAGTAGTGCTATCAGCTTCTATTTTAAAAT